GCAGACATTCTTCGCTGCTTGGATTATTTGACTGAGAATGAAATGAACATGGTAGGTTTCAATAACATCGGATTCGACTACCCAATTGTGCATAAGTTTATTCTTCAGCGTGATCGCCTACCAAAAACAGGTGCAGGTATTGCATCTAAAGTTTTCTCATGGGCACAAGAACAGATTGATTCTTTTAAGGACAATGGCTTTGGTAACACTATTCGTTCAGAAGAGCAATTTATCAAACAGCTAGACTTGTATCGCATTCACCACTTCAATAACAAAGCTAAAGCTACAAGTCTGAAGATGCTGGAATTCAACATGCGTATGAATAACATCGAAGACCTACCATTTGTAATTGATGCACACCTATCAAAAGAAAATGTTGTTGAAATCATTGCATATAACGAACATGACGTTGAAGCTACTCGTCAGTTTCTATTGAAGTCACAAGAACAAGTTGACTTCCGATTTAGCATGTCTCAAACGATGGGTAATGTTGTACTGAATGCAGATGACACTAAAATCGGTGCTGAATACTTTCAGATGAAACTAGAAGAAGCCGGTGTAAAGCTTACTGAATTCAAAGACGGTAAAAAAGTAATGAAGCAAACTAAGCGTCCTAAGATTGCTATTGCGGATTGCCTGTTCGATTACTACTCTTTTTCTCGTCCAGAATTCAAAGCAGTTTACGACTGGTTCTCTCGTCAAGTCATTACTGAGACTAAAGGTGTGTTCTCTGATCTTGAAGAACACGCATTGGGTGATGTTGCACAGTATGCAGAGCTAACTGAAAAACGTAAGAAGTTCAAAGGTAAACCAACTGATGCTGAAATTGCAGAATTCAAGAAAGAACATCCACTTGGTTGGATTGAAGAAGAAGAGCTAAAAGCTACCGAATATCTGTTCGATGCTAATGGTAATCATGTGACTGAGTACAAGCTTGATGCTGACGGTCTACCAGACCTCACAAAGAAGCCTAAAAAGGTCCGTGTGCCAAAGAAATCGTATTGGGGATGCTACCGTATTGCCGAGACACTAAACGTCCTTGTAGACGGTTATAGGATCGACTTCGGTGTAGGTGGTGTACATGCTTCACTGAGCGAACGTGTAGCCAAAGAAACAGCAACATATCAGATTCGTGATGCCGATGTTAGCTCTATGTATCCAAACATTGCTATTTCAAACAAGATTTATCCTGAGCATCTATCTGAGCAATTCTGTGTAATTTACAAAGATATGTATGAACAGCGTAAATCTTATGCTAAAGGTACTGCTGAGAATGCTATGCTAAAGCTTGCATTGAATGGTACTTATGGTAAATCCAATGATAAATATTCTGTGTTCTATGATCCTAAATTTACAATGTCCATTACAATCAATGGTCAACTTTCTCTACTAATGCTTGCTGATCGACTACTACAAATTGAAAGTCTAAAACTAATTCAGTTGAATACCGATGGTTTGACTGTAGCTATGAAACGCACAACTGAAGAGCAGTACAATGAAATCTGTAAGCAATGGCAAATTGATGTAGGCCTTGAGCTTGAATTTGTAGACTACGCTAAGATGATTATTCGTGATGTGAACAATTACATTGCTTTGTACACAAATGGTAAGGTAAAGCGTAAAGGTGCATATCAATATGAACAATTGGGTTGGCATCAAAATCAATCAGCTTTGGTTATTCCAATGGCTGCTGAAGCTAAGATGCTACATGATACTGATATCCGGCAATTTGTAGAAAAGCACTTTGCTGACGGAAACATCTTTGATTTTATGCTACGTACCAAAGTACCTCGTAGTTCATCGCTTGTGCTAGAATACGAAGATGGTCGTGTAGAAAAACAACAGAATATTTGTCGCTACTATCCATGTAAAACTGGTGGTAAACTCATGAAGTTGATGCCAGCACTACCGGATAGCGAAGATAAGTCAGATCGTCGTATGGGTATCGATACAGCATGGAATGTCAAGACATGCAACAACATGCAAGACTTTGCTGGTGATATTGATTTTGATTACTATGTGCAAGAAGCTGAGAAGCTTGTCATTGGAGGTTGATGTGAGTTGGAATAACGTTTTACCATTGTGGATTTATGAGCTATCACATGAACATCATCTAGCAAGTTGTTCTTGTGCTTTTGAAGAAGAATGGTTCTCTGGTACAAGCAAAGTAATGCCTGAGTATGTAATCAATCTCTCAAAAGCTACGTTTAAAACACACGATGTTGGAGGTTGGAACTATGAACAGAAAGATGTCGTATAAATACAACAAAGAGTATGGTACGTTGCAACAGTACGATGAACATGGTATACTACGTTCTAGCATGAGTATGCCAAAGAGCGATCTGAACTTGATTGCACGACTCAACATCAAAGAAAATATTTTGCGAAAGATTGACACTGAAGTAAAAGTTGATGTATAATACGGTCATACGGCGATAGTTCAGTTGGATAGAACAGCGGTCTTCTACACCGCATGTCGGGGGTTCGAATCCCTCTCGCCGTGCCAGTTATGGGAGTGTTGAAATATTACTAGCCTCGATACTTTGGTACTTACTTGGGGATGATTCTAGATATATCTAAGCCTCAATAGTCGGAAATCCAAAGACTCCCACCAAATATAACTGTAGCTCAGCGGTAGAGCAGGAACCTCTTCATGGTGAAGGACCAAACGCCAGAGGGTAAACCAAGCCGATGGTTCGAGTCCATCCAGTTATATCAAAATTTAGTCCCGGTAAGCCTGTTGCTCACATCCCTAGAGTTAGCGGCTCAAACCACCGAGGTAGGTGCAAGCCCTATCAACCTCCCTGCGTAGCGGGGAATTGGAAAAATACAAGTGCTGATGGCGTGGTACTGTAGGATTTCTTAGGCCAAAGGGTCGTCGCCCGGATGTAACAAGACAGTATAAAACCAGTGTAGGGACTGGTGATATACTAGAGAGTACTGCAAAGTATTTTCTAGTATGTTAAAGGAGTAGATATGAAAAATTTGTTGATTGGATCGAGAGCTTTAGCTTACTGGAATCCTTCAGTAAGGCTATCATCGGATACGGATTGGGATATCATCAGTACTAGACCAATTCAAGGTACAGAATGGCATGATCGTGATTTTCTCAACAATGCAGTATTTGAAGAATTTACACATAAAGAGCATGTGATTGATTTTTATGGTCACAAATTACATGTTGTAAATCCTTGGGGTCTGTCCATTATTAAACGTAGTCATTTGTGGCGTGATTTGAGCTTTCAGAAGCACATTACGCATTACCATAAACATCTACAAGGGTACAGACGACAACAGTATAATACTTTCATGGAGAATGCATTACAAGAACGTATTGCACTAACAATGCAAGCTTTCCCACAAGGTCATCCAAGCCTAAAGAAAAGCGTAGATGAATTTTTTGATGACTATGTGACAAAGAAATATAACCATGATTATTTGCATGAACTAGTTGCATACTATGACAAACCGTTGTATACTCGACTTCAACGTGATGCAAGTAGTGCATGGTGTGAAAAAGATTTGTGGGATGAGCTATCAATTGATGATAAAATCAAATGCGTAGCTGAAGAAACACAAGTCATTGCTATCGAACGTTTTCTTGTACCGAAGGACTGGCAATATCCAGTACGACATGCGTACATCAAAGCACTTGATAAAGTATGCACTACATTGTGTAGCGGTTGGTTTCGTGATTTTGGTATCGACTATTATCCTGAAATCTTTAATTTATGTGATACAATAAAGTTTGACAACATTAGAAAGGAACTTGAAAATGGCACGAACTAAATCTACAGTTGAATTGACTGTTGAAGAACAAATCGCTAAAATTCAGAAAGAAGCACAAGATAAAATCAAAGAGCTTCGTAATTCTCTATCTTGGAATGAACGATTTAAGACAGCATTCAATGAATATGTAAAACATAATTCACACGATATTGCTAGTTGTTTACAAGGTCATGAACCAGAGCAAGGAATTGAAAGTGAAATCAATGTTGCTTTACGTGATGTAAATCTTACAGTTTCATATGATTCTTCTACGTTTGATAACGACCTTTATAACCAAGGTCAAATGGATAATCTTGTAGATTCGCATGATCTAAGTG